ATGTTAATAGGTTTCTGAGAAATACGTAGTCTGTAGTCTTCAGGTTTTAGTTTTTTCTTCCAATCAATGCGTTCTTCCATTATCATCTCAAGTGCTTTTTCTACTTGAGAATTACCAAACTCGTCTATGCAGGGAAGCATTGACCATTGTTCTGGTATAAATAAACCACACATTCCTTTTGTACCTTTGTCGTCTAACAAGTCTGTATCTACAGCAAGTATATCTTTTGAATCAGGATTAAGTATTAATTCTTTCAATGGCTCGCACTGCTCTAAGTCACCCACAGAACCTGCTACTACAAACATACCTGTAAACATCATACCTGACTTCATGGCTGGTAGAAGATACTCTAAAGTAGTGCTCATCTTTGGTGCGATACCAGCTTCTTCATGAAAGAATAAAGTACAAGGACCACCAACACCATTTGTAGGATCTTTTTCCAAAACCAAACCCATGATAACAGATTTGAGACCTATATCCACTTTTCTACCACCCATAGTAACCTCAGCTTTTTGTTCCCAGTTAAGAACTTTATCTGGATTACATGGACGATACCATGCTGTGTGCTTGTTTAGAAAGTTACGATACTCTTCAAGAAAACGCCAAGTTCCTTTTTCATTAATATAATCTTTTAGAGAACCTGCCATCTTAGATACAGAACCCTCTTCAAAATAAAAGAGATTTATAATCTTTCCTGCATGATAATATGAAGAAGCAATCTGACGTTTCTTTAAGATAGCTGCATGTTTATTTTTTAACTTTGCTAACTCTTCATAAAGTGCCATATGATACTGCGCATCACGCACGTCCGCGAAGGTAAACTTGTTAACCTCTTTGTTATAGATAGGTAGGAAGTTAATCCACATATAGTAATCACGTGGCAAATACCAAGACTTATGACCATTTTTATAGATTACTCCATTTCTGCATTTTTCTTTTTCTGCATTCCAGTATTCTACAAAATCTTTAGAACGCTCAGGAGCCAAACAGTATATTCTATTTTTATTAAAAAGTCTTCCTTGTTCATTGAATAGTAAAGAACACTCATCAAACTCATACTTACCTGGTTCTTTGAAAATACTTGTCAGAAAGTCAACAAGACTTTCTTGCGTTTCAAAAGATGTCTTTGACCATTCACCAGTTTGGTAATCATATGTAGGTATTACTCTAAACATTTACTTCTTCTACTACAAGTGTTACTAATTTTGCTCCTGTTAAATTCCAACCAACACTTATTACTTCATAAGATTCATTGTTAATAACAACAATATCTCCTTTTGCCGGAACCTGACTCATCTCAAGTTTTAACATGTATCCATCAGATGCATGTGTTACGTGTACTAACATCATATTTTAAAATTGATCATATGCTAAATTTTGTCCACCTCTTACTGTACCTTTTTGTTCTTCCATAAGGTCTTTGTACGCGCCTTTGTACGAACCACGTATCTGTTCAAACTTTGCTGCAGCGTTAACAATTGGTGTAATATTACCATCACGCCCATGTTCAATTGGGGTATGTTCCATGTAAGCTGCAAGACGGTCCAACATAGATTTAATGCCCATGTAAGCCCTATACGAAGGAGTTTCATATAATTTTTTACAAAAGTTAAGTGCAGATATTACTACATCATCTTCAGTAGAAAAGTCTGCATTAAGTTGATTTAATATAAGTTCTTCTTTCTCATGTTCCCTAACATCAAAGAAAGGATTTACGTCAGGATTTGGACAAGTCATATAAAACAAATAACTGTACACTTTCATGTATTCATCAGGGTACTCATCCATTATTTTCTTTAAGCTTGACAGATTGTAACAGTGCTCTGTTGGTACAATCATTCCATTTTGTATGTCAAATAGCTTTACCATTTTTTTCTTGTTTTAGTTTGTCTGCTGTAGAACACTTGCTAGTTGATACAAACCAAGTGTCTAAATCTTTTTGTATTTGGGTTATTGCTTTTTTTTCTTGTTGTACTGACCATGTTGTGTTTTTGTTCCAAAATTGTTGTTGTTGGTACTCATCGTTGCTCATTTCTTTTCTCTAATAAAGGTAATACTTCTGTATGGAATATTATTGCAAAATCTGTATATGGTATATCAAGACAATAATGTGCTGTATCTGTATAAACTACAGTATATGGCTCTAATTCACCATTGTCATTCATAGACTCTCTAAACCCTAATATTGTAGTTAAGTCAAAAGTAAGTCTGCTGAATATTAACTGTTCAATACCCATATCTTCTTTCATCTTAGAGTTTTCTAGCACCAAGCCAAACTCTTTAAACAGTTGCTTCATTTTTTTTACTTTTTATATGTTCTAAAATTATTGATTGATTTTGTGGTTCTTTGTACCACTGAAGCAACGTCATTACTTCGTCTTTTAAATATGGTAACTCATAAAATATCACTTCTCTTACAATAGGGTCTCCTTGTGGAGTCAATCTTGTAATAGGATATCCAAAGTTGTCTTCACCATCTGTTTCAAATATAATATGATGTAAAGTCAGTCCTCCTGGTTTTAGTTTAGGATTATGCTTCTGTATAATGTACATGTAAATGGATAACTGCAACGCATAATGAAAATAGTTACAATCATCAAGATGTGATAAAGGTGCTTTCATTTTTTGCTTAACACCTTCCCAGTTTACAAAGGACTGAGTTTTAATTTCTTTATTGGTTTTATAGTCTGTGATAAAAATAGAATCATTAACAATCTCAACTAAATCTGACTGACCACAAATCCCAACAGATCTAAGAAATACTAAAAGCTCAGGATAGATTGCAGGTGTAAGTTTTTGAGATGGTGCAATTTTATAACCTTTTTCGTTTGTCATTGGTTTTATCACAGGCAGGACAGCTCCATGACGTTCTATGGTTTCACAAGATGTCAAATCTGCTTCTCTTTGGTTGTGATACCAAGTACCCAAATCAGTAGCGCGCTTTGATTCTGCTTTCCAAACATTTTGGATTTCTACAGGATCCATTCCATACCATTTATTAGTAGATGACTTCTTCTTAGAACTTCTTTCTGATATTTTCTTTGCATCAAAAGGTTGCTTAAAAAAGCTAACAAGAGTGGTAACACTAACCCAAAGAGTATTATCACTACTATCTGCTGATACGTACTTATGATTTTCTGGTTCAAATATTAGCATCTTTCTGGTGGCTTTCGTAAATACTTTTTAAAATTGCATCTTCCTCTTCTTGAGATGTTATTGCTGCCCAATGTCCTTTTGGGCAACTTGATGATAATGATCTTGTTTTAAAAGATAACTTACAACCACAATCACCACAACAAGGTTGGGTTCCTGTTATATAACACTTAGAACCTTCTTTATCTATAAGCGGACATCTTTCACAAATATCCATTCTTATTTTAGCAATCTCTTCAACATGATCTTGTTTGAAAACGCTATTTTTAATGCCTTCAAAGATTTTACCTTTTTCTTTCCAAAGTTTAATTATGCTCATAATTTGTTACGTTTATAGTTTTCTTTTTCTTCTTGTTTCTGTTTTTTTAAAGCATCTTCTTTTGCAATTTGTGCAAGCATAGACTCAAACTTTTTAATCTCAGTTCTTAATGATAATATATCATCAAAATCTGACATTTCTTTATTTGCTTTATTCTCATACTGTTGCAAAACTGTTTTGTAGTGAGATAGTTTTTCTTCTAGTTTTTTACGCTTAATGTAAAATGTACCTAAATTATCCACAACTAATCTTTCGTGTTCTAAGTTACTAAGTTTTTTCTGAACATACTTATAATAACTTAAAACAATCTCATCAACAGTTTCAACTGAAAGTTTTAACTTATCAGCTATTTTCTGAGAAATTTCTTTACGCTTTGCTGGTCTCAAGTGCTAGAAATTTATAATCCAACAATACATTACCAGACTTTTGTATTTTAACATCAGACTGGATTTCAATGGTCTTCTTGTAAGAATCTGACTTCTTGATTAGACCACGTTTTTCAAGTTTGGAAATTTTATTTCTGATGTTCTGAGATTTTACAGCAAAATCTTCAGGTTCTAGTTTTGGTGATGTTTCTTTTACAACTAAACTGCAAAACTTTGTAAGTTCTACTGGTCCAGTAAGCGCTAGCAATGTTAGCAAATCAACATCTGCGTCAGATAGTTGCTCTTTTCTAAAGAACACAAACTCTGTCATAACCTGGTATTTAACCAGGTCATGATGAGTTAATCTGTATTTACGTTCAACCTTAGTGACTTCCATAAGTTATAAAGTGATTTGTAATAATACTGCGTGAAACAACTATTCCATCTTCTACTACTTCTGCTATTTCTGCATTTGGTACAGTAGTTAATGCTTCTGCAATGGCGTAGCTTCCATCAGGATTTCTCTGCTGAGTAGTAACCTGTACTACCACAGATGTGCCAGCCTGCATAGCTTTTGTAGATTTCATCCAACCTTCAGCTTCACTTGATGCTTTACTAATAAGTCTAAACATGTCACCATCTCCCCAGAATTTTATGTCCTTGACATTTTTTCTAGCACCGTTGGCTGTGGTGTTGTGTAATGATTTTGGTTCCATGATTAAATGTTGTTAGTAAATTTAAGTGCTTTGTTTACAGTTAGTTGCGCATTGATAATTTGTGTAATTGCATGATTTAAAAGCAATTCTCTATTGGCTGTTAAGCTGCCATGTTGAGAATGTTCTTCACGATGTTTTTCAACAACATCAATCATGTACGCGCACGCACGTCTGACTGTAGACGCATCATCATGAGCATATCCTTCATGTGGATGGATTTCTAACAACGCCTCTCCACGACTTTCTGTAGAAATTTTACTAGTATCAATGGTTGTTTCTGTTACACTCATTTCTTCTACTGGCAGTTCTTGTTTGTTTGTTTCTTCTGTGTTCATTTTGTTCTGTTTTAAATTGTTACCAAATAATTGCTATATCATATTCACTGATCATCAGCTTCATTTCATCATTGACACTAATACGTTCAGCAGAACTTATAGCTTCATGAGACACGTATACTTTATCACCTGTTTTTACAGAAGTAACTTCGTCACCTACAGAATAAACTTCCAAACGTGTCCATTTCTTTATCAGTTCTTGTTCCAACTGACGTTCCACTTCTGGAGTCAGTTCAATCTTTGATTCTTGTTTTTTAGGAAGATTTAATAAAACTCTTCTTCCTAGTAATTTGAATTTTTTTGACATAGTTTAAACTTTTAAGATTTATTGTTCTGTTGTTCTTCTTCCTTTTCTTCCTCAGTAATGTTCTGAGACGCTGTTTTGATGTTTGCAATCATCACTGCATGTTGTAGTCTCTCAGACTCATGACGTACTGCACGTGCCTGCTGCTCTGCTAGGTCTGCACGTAAAGTAGCAACCTCAATTTGGTCTTTGTACCAAGCAACGATTTCTTCTTTTGTTAGGGGTTCTTTTTTTTCTTCTGACATAATTTTAAGTATTAATTGTTGTGACAAATTTAATAAAAAGTTTAAACTTTACAAATTTAATATTAGATTTGCAAATATGTACGTAACAAGAGAAATTGAATGGGAAGCTTTCTTGAGTCTGGCAAGAGCTTTAGATATTTACAAAACACATCCTTCAAATACGTTGATGGTAATCGTAAGTCCAGATTATAGTTCTAGCATAGGTATGATGATGGCTCACCACTTAAGTAAAGATGGCGAGATGTTGGATATTGCATTTATAGATGTACCATATCCAGATGAAAACGTCAATACTTACATGGGCAAGTTTATGACAAATGGTAGTTTGCAGAAATATAAAAGATACTCTCAAGTTATTCTTATAGAAGCAGGAGTAATATCAGGTAAGAACTACAGCTGGATAACCAAGATACTAGACGACAATGAAATCAAGTACATAACAGCAGCATTATTTGAACATGAAGACAGCGCATTCAAATCTGCAGCAGTTGGAATGTATTATGATTCTGAACTAGAATTTTACTGGGAGAAATTTAACAACCACTGGAAACAATAAAGGGGACAGAACGTCCCCAGTATTGCCATGAAAAAAGAGTAAGTTATCAGGCTTCTCTTTCATAAGTTGCTGCGCGAACTGCAGCGTCAATAGCTTCACGTCTTTCATCTACAGAAAGTTTTTCTTCTTCTTTAACAGGTATTTCTGCAAGAACCTTTTGAATTCTGTCACGTTCAGAAATATAAAGTTTGTATAATTCATCTTCTTTATCCACACCTTCTTTTTCTAATGCTTCAATCAAAGTTTCATATTCTCTTAAGTAACCTTGAAGTTCTTCACGAGTAGGTTCTACTACCACAGGAGCTGGAGCAGTATACTCATAAGTTCTTAATTCAAAATCAAATCTTAAACCAGTTTTGCTGTTTACTACAGGAATATCAATAGTCCCTGTTTTAGCATTAACTAAGTCAGACAAAAATGCAATAGCAGAAGTTGCTGCAGCACGATCAACTCCAGCAGATTGTTTTGCGTAGTCTCCAGCTACAGCTGCACCATCAGCGTTTGCTACATATATACCTAATACAGGAGTAGACCAAACCTTGTAATTTCTAAAATCTACAGACTCATCGTAGATGGAAATAAAAGGAGTCTTAGCATTTACGTTCAATCCAATAGACAATTTAGGGAAAGTAGAATCATAGATTTTAATGTCTAGTACAATAGCTGTCATAAATCCAGAGAAAAATTCTACGTCTTCTCCTTTATAATCAACAGCTTGGAACAAATATGATTGTTTTTCTTCCATTACTGCAGGTGCACCTATCAATTGCAAGTTTCTGTTAGCAGATGTATCAGCGTCAGATAGTACCCAAAAGATAGGTAGTTTGCTGGTAGAAGAATACTTTGCGTATGCATCAACAACACGTTGTGCAGCATTGTTTGCTAGCACTGAACCATTAGAAAAGTTTGCAGGCGTTGTACCTGTAGCAGTAAACACTACTCCAACAGCGTTCTCAGAAGCACCAACATTGGTGAAGTCATCACCTTCAGCAAAATACTCAATACGATACTTATTACCAACTACTAACTCTCCAGACTCAAAAGTAGAAACCTTAACAGCTCCAAGAGTATTAAACACCACACGCCCACGCGCATTAAACTCTGTATCTTTCCCAGATACATAATCTACCTGTGATAAAGCATAATTCACATGCCCCACAGTTGCATCTCTCAAACTAACCTCATTAAGAGTATTACCAAAAGAGTCTACATTTACCAAGTTAATTTTGTTTGTTTTCATTTTAATAGTATATAGTTACAATATAAGATACACAAAAAAAATTTTATATAAAAATTTTGTCACACTTTTTTCTCTGAGAATGTGAATGTGGGTACTCCTACCCCAGAGGGGCCCCACGCTTCGCTCAAATCACACCACCCCCCTATGAATCCAATACATCATCATCGTTTGTGCTGCGATGTTTCTGCATGTGTCGTAGCATTAAATAGGTATGTACACTAATCTGCTAGCTTGCTAAGTGCTATAGGCTAGTTGTGTACTTATCTGATGGTAGCTCAGAGCTGCTGTCCATGTAGAATTGCCAAGCATGTTACTGAGGCAACGAGGGACATGTGATACATTATGTAATACCCTTTGATTATCAAAGGCTTATGGTGCAGACAAACACCATCACCCTAACAAATCACAATTAACAGGCAAAGGTTGCAGCCTACAATGTGACCAATAATAATAAATAAAAAAGGAGGACAAAATGAAAAAGCGCACAAGAAAAAGACACAGCAAATCTACAGGATTGCCAATCAACAACACTAATGTTGACATTAGAATCAGGTGGAAAAGTAAAGAATTAGGTCTAGATGAATATCAACTTAAGGATTTACAAATCAAACTTGACAATAAATACTGTCAATACAATCCTCAAGATACATCAACAAGAAATTATTAACCAATAAAAACAAGGAGGTCACAATGACAAACAAACAAGCAAAACAAATGGTATGTAGCATAGTGCTAAATATGCCAAAAGAAGTTATTCAAGAAAACAGCAATATCTTCTCAGTAAGAGTTAATCATGAAGCTAGATGGCGCTTATATCATAGAAGTGTGATATCAATATATCGCATGTCAAAGGATAACAAAAGAATATTGGCAATTAAACCTGTCACAACTATAGCTGACATGATAGAAGCTTTAGAAATCAGAATCATGCGTCTAAGTGACGCAGCACATTGGAAAAGTGTATTCAAAGATAAGTCTCCAATGGAAGTTGACTATCTGAAAAGAAGTCACCAGCAGCAATACAAAGAAACTTCAAAGTTTCTCAAACTGGTTCAGCGTGACATCAGCTCTTATGTTGATGATACAGTAAAACAGTTTACAACACCATCTACTAAAAAGTCTAAATCAATAACTAAAACAAAAGGAGGAAAAACAAAATGATTAAACTAGCATTCTACTGGTACATCTTGACAGGTCAGATAGTACCACAACAAGAACAAGATTGTGGACATACAACGTACGCAATACTATTTAAAGATGGTAAAGCGATAGATTATGCGTATGCAGAGGAAATTGAGTATTTCCTGAAACACAACAACTTACGCATCAATGGTGATAAAACAGCGTTTGTGTATAATGAAGACTTACATATTAAATCATTAAAAAACAAAGAATAAATAATATGAAACCACAATTAGACACAGACACAGTATTAACAATCATCAAGATGATTGATACACAAATCTTAGGATTAGAATTAGCATATGAACAAGGTGTTGACTTTTACGACCCTGATTTTGAATATCCTATGAGCGATGAGGCACTATCTGGAGCACAAGGTTCCCTAAGATATTTAGGAGACCACCTTCAAAAGTATATTGATGGATTATTAACTCAAGCAGAAAACCAGTTAAACCAATAAAAAACAAAGAATAAAATGGCAAAGTTTGTATTTGAAATGAGTTGGAACTACACAGAAGAAGAGTACGTACAGTTCCTAAAAGACCACAAAGTAACTCACATTAAGAAACATGATGAGAAATACTTTAAAGTTGGTGATGCACTAAAGAGCGATGCTGGCATCATTGCTCGTATCATGGACAAGTTCAACAATTATGAAAACTGTTCACATGATTACACTATTGCTAATAAGTCAGCAAGTGCTGAAGAAATGTATAATGCATTTGGTTACAAACCTACAAGCCATTTACATTATGGTACTGATAAGTATGGTAATACAGGATACTTTGAAGACTTTGAGCAATCCATTGGTGAATAACACCATCTCCCAATTGAATCACACTGGCATAAGCGCTGTGGCCATGAGAATTACAGCGCATATTTGACAAATAGAACCTTATGGTGCTTAGGTTAACCAAACAAATACCATGGAAAATATAAATAATAACAACATGGAAAATTTAAAAGAAAACAGAACAACTCCATTTGATCTTAACAGATATTATGGAAGTAAACCATTGGTAGTTGTAAAAGCTATCAAAAATGCAAATGGTAAAGTAATACCTGCAGGTGAGTTAATTACTCTTAATGACAAGAGCACTACAGGTTACATTACTCTTCTACAACGCAGTCTTAATTATGGTATTAACTTCGCTGTACCTACATACAGGCATGTTATATACAAGGGTAAAGTAGATGGTTTACTTACCATGTTGGATCTTGATGCTGAACCTATCAGTTACATGTCTGATGGTAAGATTACGCAACTGACCAACATGACTATTCATAAGGATGAGAGTCTCTATCTTGCTACACATGCTTTACCAGGCAAGATTGTGATACAGGAATATGTAAAAGGAACAGTACCAGATATATTTGTGAAGAAGTTCCTATCTCCTGATGTTGCTAAACTTGGTGCAATCAAGGCTCAAGAAGTTATACAGAAGTTCATGAAGAGACGTGATGCCAAGTCAAAACCATTCACTGTAGGAGGTAATCCAGTGTTCAGTTTCAAGATCTATGATAGAAACAATCAGCTTGAGGATATCATTATCAAGAACTATGATGAACAGAGTGTATTAGGTTTAGAAGCTAAGTCAAGACCAAACTTTGATGAATCAGAAGGATAACATCCAATCACCTCTGGGCAGTAACATGTCCAGAGGTATTTCAAATAAAATTAATTACAAATCATATAAATAAAAATCAAAATGGAAACAACAGTAAAACACAACAGAACATTTACTAACACAGTATCATTAGCAGAGTATTGCTTAACAAACCAAGTTGGAAACCTGTACATACGCAGAAACAGAACCACAGGAGGTAGAGTTGTAAGATCTGAAACCAAAAGAGGTTTCTATATTAACATATCTACTAAAGTAGAAACACTAGAAGATCCTAATCTTGTAGTATCACAGGCAACAGATGTAGATGCGCGTGGTAATATAATATCCACTTTCCCACTAATACACAAGCTTAACAAGAAATACCACAAGAATGTATTTGGCTCTGAGTTAGTAGTAACACAAGGAAGCAAAGTGATAATTGCCAAGTTTGCAGGTGGTACAAGTAAAGTAGATGAGCTTGATAAAGAGATACATGCGCTTAAATGTAAGATACATGGCTTAGCTCTAAAAGTGTATGCAGACTTTGAAGATTTACCTATGCTATGGAATTACACTTCTCCTATAAATGGTACTAAGTTCATATTACAGCAAAAGGAAGTATCTGGTAAGGTAGAGTACAGATTACGCTTTGACCCATATCAGTTTGTAGAGAATGAGCATGTAAGTCTAAGTCTGCTATTTGACATTGATGGATGGAGAACCATATCAGGTGGTTGGTTGCGTACCACATGTTCAGATGAGAATGAACTAGTCGTAGTACTGTATTCCAGTTCAGGTAACTATGGACCATACCTAGATGAGATTGCTATTCCAGCTGCTGAGAAAGTGTTTCAGTATCAGGGGTTACTATCTTACAGTAACATGGAATGGAATGATATATGGAACAGCAAATACAACTCAACAGATGATGAATTACCTTTCTGATTATCAATAACTTAAAACTTATAAATTATGTTTGAATACAGATATGAAGTAAAATCCCCAGATGGTTATTCCTGGGGATTATTCAAAACAGTAAATGCAGCACGCATCATGTGCGATGCCTTAAGTAATATGTTTAGTCATATAACATTTACAATAGAAGTAATAAAATAACAAATAAACAAGATGTTAGTTTGACAAACAACTCTCTGACAATAACTGCTGTATTCACAACGAGTACAGCAGTTTTTTTGTTTTTTTATGTACGCTAACAGCGATGAAGTGTCTGTTAAACGATAAGGTGTACCTATGAATTGCTAAGGAATTGCTAATGAATTGCTACTGAATTCCTAATGAATTACTTGAATTACCATACAACACCAGCCCCCAAGGAATTCAATGTTTAACTTTTAAAAAAATAGCGAAATGAAAAAAGCAGTAGTAAAGATTGTACCTAACAAGAAAACAGGTGCAATGGTTTCAGTGTACAAAAAAAGTCCTGAAAAAGGTTTCATTCAATTGGAACAAGTAACAGAAAGAATGAACGCAGGTGGCTGGATTGAAGACGTTAAGCGCACATTCCTTATTAAGGGTCGTGTAGAGACTTTAACAAGAATTGTAAAAGACTCTAAAGAAAATGCTGTGCCTTATAGCGTTGAAGGTCAGTTAGTTGTGAAAGAATTCACTGAGAGTTCTGTGCCTGATAACTTGAAAAAGTTATTCTATGACAAGACATTAGCACCAGAAGAACAAGTGAAGAGACACTTGAAGAGAGCTGGAGAAAATGGTCCTGCTCTTAGAATTAATGGCGAACGTATTGTTAAATTTACGTTGCTTGATTCCACAGGTGCTGATAGTGATGTGACAATCGCTCACGATAATCAGGCAGAGATTCAAGCGTATAACGCAAGTAAAACAAACGCGATGAGTTCTACAAAGATAACTCTTCCTGTTAATGTTGACGAATCTGAAGAAGATGAAGCAACAGGTGGCTAATTAATGCACCTATCTTGTTGACACACAGCGAGTTGAGAGCGTTAGTGGTTGTGAGAAATCCCACCACTGACCTCTTAATGCTGTTGTGACAACGCAGTTTTTGTGGACGAAGTCTGTAATAGATAGCTACATAGAGTGTGCGCAATCATACGCTACTGATGATGTAATCTAAAACAGCTTAATTGTTTTTTTGTTCTTTACTTATGTAACTATGTTATTCTCTCTCTATATGAAAGTAATAAGAAAGACTACCGCGTTTGATGGGACGATACTGATAATGTATGCAGACGCCACAGGTTATGTGAATACTGTTCCCTTGTATGTATTTAAGAAATTAACAAAAACATTAAAAAAATGATGAAGACAAAATCTATTATTGTGTGGTTTATTGCCTTTATAGGGTTTTATCTATTACTTTCCCTTTTGGGTTGTATGTTTTTTAATCCTGATGGCACCCACATTTCCTACTCACATATTATAGGTGACAAATCATGGTGTTTTGTATACGCTGTTTTTGTAGGTTGGTGGTTAGCAGGTGTAATCGCAGATGAATATTATAAACAATCTAAATTTAAAGAAAAATGAAAGTATTAATTAATTCTTGTTATGGTGGCTTTGGTTATTCTGCTAAAGCCATCAAAATGTATCTTGATGCAAAAGGTATGAAATACACAGGCGAACTTGTTGACACCTACTCTAGTGTTACCTTAGAAAATGGTGAAAAATTTAGCAGTTATAACATTAGTCATGATGATCCTACTATGATTCAGATATTTGAAGAGATTGGTAGTGAAGAATGTTCTGGTGCTCATTCCAAGCTTAGATGTATTGAAATTCCTGCTGGATGTCAATATGAAATCACAGAGTATGATGGTTGGGAAAGTCTTGACTATTGGTTAGAGGCAACTTTTGATGAAGTAAAAGATGGCCTGTCTCCTGAGAAACTTGATATCTTTGCAAAATGTGGTGTAATTAAACTAATTTAACAATCATGAACAATAGCAACGCAAAAAGAGTCACTGTAAAAGTGGTTCCACGTAGTACAGCTGATGGTTCAAGTGACAAGCTGCGTCAAGAATTGCAGGCTGAAATCAATAGATACAAAATATCTATTGATAGGTCTGTATTCAGAAAGACAGCAGAAGAGAAACTTGAGCTTAAAGAGCTGAAATCTCAGTGGAAGAAATCACAGAAGTAACAGTCTCTCTCAAAAATCCTACTAAAAAGGTTGGCTGAAGCTGGGATAACCATAAGGCTTCAAAGAAATTCAGAGCTTAAGTAGCTCAACTGTTGTATCTCACACTTTGTCTCGTGTAGACTGAAAGAAGCGTTCATAAATCCATGAACTAGGTTTTTACTCCTTTGTTGATTGAACCTTTATGGCCTGGGAAGTGTGACATGCAACATACTGATTAACAAACAATTAAAAAACAAAAAAAATGGCTATTAACTTGAAAAAACCAGGAACTGTGTATCCTAAAAAGAAAACACCAAAGCGTGTATCAAATGAAGAAATTGCTGCTAACTTGTTAGAGCAAAGAAGAAAAGATCATATGTCAGATGTTCTGAAATATTCTGAGAAAGTTGAAGAATTAGAAAAGAATTTTGCTAACTTAAGTGATGAATTTGTAACATTCAAAGGTAACATGTTTAGTTATCTTGATATGATGAAGTTTTCATTGCAGCGTACATTACAAGAAACCAAAGAAATTACAGCAGATGATATTACTTACAATATCAATATGGTAAAAAGATTGGTTGAAAGAGATTATGATGACGTTAGAAAGAAAGCAGAAGTAAAAGACATTGATGATTTATAACGCTTTTCATTGTGGTTGATGACGCAATAATAGAGATGTGCTTGTCGTGCATCTCTTTATTGCATTTTTTTTAATGACAAATCAAAACTTAATAAAAAATGGAACAGAAAACAATTTTTGGAAGTGGCAGAAGCCATGAGAACATGCAGAAAATACTTGCTATGTCCCCTGAGTTACAACGCTTTAAGTTTTATGAAAAAACGCTATACAATGAGCGTTTTGGTACAAGAAAGGAAACTGACACCCATGTTTATTGGTCAATATGCAATTATACACCCAGATATGAAAATAATAAGCTCTTTTATACATTAAAAGACAAAGAGGGGTTTACGTATGACAAAGCAAAAAAGACCATTAAATCTTGGTGGAGTCGTCCTATCACAAAAGTGGATCCACTAATGCTGAATGAAATTATGGAATATTTCAAAGTAGATTGGTTCAAGGCTATGCCTGGTTCTTTGCAAAGCTTGCTAACTTTACCTCTATTAAAGAGAATTGTCAAGGGTAAACTTACAAACCCTATTGACTTCGTTAAAAGTTATCTTAAGACAAGCCCTTACAGGAAATTGGACATATCACCTAAAGTTTTTTATGATACACTAACAGGTAATATTAACATTAGTAACATAAAATCTTTTAGAAACATTCTTGAGTATTCTACTAATGCCAATCATGCATTAACTGAAATTCTAAGCAAAGCAAAGTCAACTTATCTTCCTTTGATAAATGACATTTATAATCAAGCAGCAATGCTTGACAAGCGTGTTAACCCAATGTGGTCTGAAAAAAGAATGCAAGAAGTTCACGCTGAGTGGACTCGTGAAGTCATGGGTATGCAGCTTAAATGTCTAGACAAAGTGGCTTATAATTATCCTGAAGGATTTGACAAAATCAAACTTGATTCTGTTGAATTGGTTAAGGATAATCTTGAGCTATTTGAAGAAGGAACAGTAATGAAGCATTGTGTCTATTCAAATTACCATAATATTGTTGCTAACTACAATTATTTTGTATTGAGATACAAGAATGGTAACGTCAGAGCAACTGTTGGGATAAATTTTGGTTCTGCTGATTTGTGGGATGATGACAAATCTAATGACAAAAAGTTTGTGATTCAGCAGATGTATGGTATAGGTAATTCTAAAATTGATGATGTTTATGTCAATGAAGTAAAAGCATGGCTAAACAGTGTTCAGGTTCAGAATTATTTTTCCATCGCATCAAAAAGAAAAGGTGCTGTGAAAATAGAAGCAATAGATGAGTTCCTTGAGCTTGCTAATATAGGTATTCACTAATACCAACACTCTCTTCTACATACAATGGGGAAAAATGGAAATAATAATGCAATTCCATTTTTCCCTTTTTTATTTAACAATTTAACAAAACAAAAAACAAAACAAAAACATGAAAAAGTTATTAAACAAGAATTATCAAACATTTTATCTAGTAGCACTTTATTTTATAACATTTGCAGCAATACTAATGTTGTTTTCAGCATGTGGTAGCAAGAAAAGAGTTACACCAAGCTATTCAAGAATTGCTGATAAGTGTCCTAACTGGTCATTAAAACACACAAGTCATGCGAGAAATTGAATATCTTAAAGAACAAAAGCGTCAACTTGAAGAGCAATTAGATTCTATATGGCACAGCCATGCTTCATATGATTATGTAAAGCATCGCGAAGATGAGCTTAAAGGTCAAATTGCTCTGATAGAAGAAGCTATTGACAATTTAGAAGGTGTAAGGAAAACATCTAAACTAATTGGCAGAATGATGGCAGCTATCCTACTTGGTTTAGCTGCTCTTTTGCTTTGGGCATATTTTGTAAAAATAACTTAATACTTAAAACAATGATGTTTGATATTGTCTATGCGCTATGCGTATTCATTTTTATGTGGTATGAAATATATGTGTTATCTCATACAAGAGAACATATTTATAGAATCAGAAGGTTGTCAATGAAGCGTAAATTTACTGGTGAAACCAGTGCATTATCTAAAGTAGCGTTAAAAGGTTGCATGATAGGAATTATTAATATTTTCTATGCAACCTGGTGCTTGTTGGGTATTGCATTTGGAGATAACTGGCCAATGTATCTTGGATTCTTTGTATTTTCTATATACAGTATGATTGTTACAACATACTTGAGAAAGAATAATTGGTACAGATTCCATTTTCATTATGCTAGATTTGATGCTATTGTATCTCTTATATTATTAGCAGTATTATTCTTAGAACATTTTAATAGAATGCCATGAGTAATGAAAAACTAATCACGTCAGTGTTAGGATTCAATTTTAACATTGACATTACGTATAAAGATTCTGATGGAACAGATAAACCAATCGCAACAACATGTCGCACTGTACAATACACAGGTGAAGATAAAGCAAGAGTTGGTACAAACATGTGTCCTGATGAGTATTTTACAAACTTTAACCACGAATTGCTGAGAAAAATCAAAGATTATCAGCGCAGAAACTTTTAGTTATGGGAAAAATGAAACAAATCTTTATGGAACAACGCGAAAAAGAAGAAATGTCCAAAACTTCTGCTGAAGAGTTTTTCAGTGATGATGAATACTGGGCTGAACAAGCTAAGTGGCAAGAACTCTATGAAAAACAAGAGCGTGAGCTTATGGCTAAAGAAATGGAAGAACTTTTAAAAAAAGAAAATGACAAAAACGCATCATAAGTTGGTGCAATTAATTAACAATTAAAATTTGATAAAAATGCAAAAATTTGCCTCAATCACAGCGACAGCACAAGGTATTGTAACTTACAATATGAATGGTAAAGCAGAAATGCAACACTATAACAAACTTGTGCAGAACAAAACTACAAGGTCTAACAGAGTTAAGAAAACAGAAGATGAACTTGCTGATAAGATTCATCTTAACATGGTTCAGAGACAAATGTTCAGACGTTTGATGTATGGTCTAAAAGAATATGCTCCTGAGCAAATTGCTTCTTTTTCACCTGCAACCCTCAGCAAAATAGTTGGTGACTACAAAAAGGCAAAGCAGTACTTACATATACTGAAAGCAAAACGTCTTTTTGGTGCAGAAACTAAACTTGTAAATGCAATGTTTCCTGGTCATGGTATTGGTGAAAAAGATTATGATTGGTTTATGGATTTGCCAAAGAGCGCAACTTTGCGTAACTTAGGCATAACAACTAGAGAAGTCATTGATGAGTTTATCATCAGGAAACTTTTACCAAAAAACTTTTTAGAACTAAAACTTGAATTCAAATTACCATGAGAAAAAAAGAAAAAATAGACCTTAAAGGTCTTACCAATGAAGAATTACTTCTAATCTTTTATCGTTTTGATAAGTATTTATCAACGCTTAACAACAATCTTGACAACAATAGAGTTACAAAAGTAATGAACACACCATATGGTGATGCAACTGCAGTTGTTAGTGTTCCGCAAGAACAAGTGGAAAAATTCAAAAAGACGCAGTACTACACTCTTGTAAATTCTGTTGTTGATAAG